GGCCCGTATCGTCGCCGAGAAGCAGGCGGGGTTAGAGAGTGCGGTGGTTGAATACAAGCAGATAACGCTTTCCCGGCTAGACTGGGCGGCCAAAGAATCTGCGGCGGCGTGGGAGGAAAGCAAGGAACCTGCAGAGACGGAGAAAACGACCGTAAAGCGCGTGGGGGCGAAAAACGAAGTGACTGAAACACCTGACGCGGACACCGAGCAAACGGGGATGTATCTTCACCAGGACGAAGACGAATGGGATGAGACTCCGCCTGAGGAACGCGCCGCCATGATGAAAGCGGCGGGCGCTGCAGAGGCTACAAGCGGCGTCCTGCTCACCGTGGAAGAAAGAACCGGTAAGGAGACGCGATACCAGACGGGCAACCCCGCGCACATGGCGAACTTCTTGAAGGCGACCCAGGCGACCCGTGATCTGCTCGGTTTGGACGCGCCCAAGGATAGCGGCGGCGGGGTGCAGGTTGTTGTCAAGGTGTACGAGGGGCAGAATCCGGAGGAAGTGGTTTAAATGCCCGTTCTGGAAGCGGCTCAACCAGTGCAAGTGCCTGCACGTCACCCGGCAGCACATCGGGCTTACCGAGCGTATGGCGCCGCGGCGGAAGTGCTGGCCTTTCGCGGGCGCGAAGTGGTTATGTCCGGTCCTGCCGGTACGGGCAAGACGCGCGCCAACCTGGAGAAACTGTTCGCCGTCGCCAACAAATACCCCGGCTGCCGTCTTCTCCTCGTCCGCAAAACCCGCGCCTCTCTCACCCAGTCGGTTCTGGTGACGTGGGAAGAGAAGGTGGTACCACAGGGGCATCCGTGCCTAAAGGGACCGACGCGGGAACACCGCAAAGAGTACCGATTCCCGAATGGTTCGGTGGTGGCGGTTGGGGGATTGGACGAACCTTCTCGTATTTTGTCTACCGAGTGGGACGTGATCTATGTTGCGGAGGCGATCGAACTCACGGAAACTGACTGGGAGACGTTGACCACCCGCTTGCGGAATGGCGTCGTGCCCTATCAGCAAATCATCGCCGACACCAACCCCGACAGCCCGCGCCACTGGCTCTATCAGCGCGTGCAGACGGGAAAGTGCGTGATGCTGGAATCCCGGCACGAAGACAACCCGGCGTATTATGACTCGCTGACGAAGCAGTTGACGCCGCTCGGTGCGGCCTATATCGGCGGTCTAGAAAACCTGACCGGGGTGCGGAAGCAACGGTATGGGCATGGGCGGTGGGTGCAGGCGGAAGGCGTGGTGTATGAGGAGTGGGATGCCAGTATTCACCGGATCTACCGGAAAGACCTGCCTGCCGGGTGGGAACTCTGGCCGCGCCTATGGGTGAATGACTTTGGATACAATGACCCGTTTGTATGGCAGGAGTGGATTGTCGGCCCTGATTCGTGCTTGTACCGTCTGAGGGAAATCTACCGGTCAAAAACGCTTGTAGAGGACAATGCTAAAGACATTTTAGCAGATAGCGGCTACCGGATGAACTACGACAGTAGCGGGAAGCCGACCGGGGCGAGAGAACCCATACCCGGCGTGAAACAACTGCCGTTACCGACCGCCATTATCTGCGACCACGACGCAGAAGGGCGGGCGACATTGCTCCGGCACTTGGGCATGGACAACATTCCCGCGTTCAAGTCCATCAAGGCCGGTATTCAAGCCGTCGCCGCACGGCTCCGCCCGCAGGAGGATGGACTCGGCAACAAGAAACCGCGCCTGTATTTTGTGCGAGACGCTTTGATCCATCCGCCTGATCCGGTGTTGATGGAAAAGAAACTGCCGACCTGTACCGAAGACGAGTTTGATTCCTACGTGTGGGATACCACTGCGGGCAAGGCGGTGAAAGAAACGCCGGTCGATAAGGACAACCACGGAATGGACGCAGCCCGGTACCTAGTCGCTTACTACGACAAAATCAATCTGCAGGCGAGCACAGTACGCTTCCGCGGCCTGTGATGCGAAAGGACAAAGACAGTGGCGACCGATGAGATTCTAACCGGAGCGACTTTTGAACAGCTTATACCGAAGGCGTACGCGCTGCGCCGGGAGTTTTACCAGCAGGGCAAGCATTTATGCGCCGATGCTGTACCGCCTTCTATCCGCATGAATGAATGCACCATCACAATGTTGGTCACTGATGCGCCATATGACCGATTAATGGCCTATTCTGATGGCGTGTTTAACCGTTTTCAACCGAATACGCCTTTACTTGGGAAAGTGTGCGGCGTCGATGTTCAGGTGGATAACACATTACCTGATGGTGAGATCCGACTGAGGCAAGGTTACCTGCAGTCCGAGGTGCAACCGATGGCCGCAGAAGGTGTACCGTCTCATATTATGGCCGAGGCGAAGCGCCTTGCCGATCAGAACGACGATACCGTAACGATCATACGCGACAAGAGGACCGGTCAGTATGGCTATACCAGGGTCCTTCGGAATGATGCAAAACTAGCCGATTTTGTGCGTGCCAACTTTGACGCGGTCGAAGAAGTCTTATCGGAACAAGAGGAGGCGCGGCGTCTGCGGCGATGGACGGAAAACGCTGATTCCTTGCCCTGGATTCCGAAGACGCCAGAACAGATTTTAGGATTGGCGGCTGCGGCGGGATCGCCCGACGAGACAGTGGGCGCACCCTCGTGAGTACGCCCAAGGAATCGCACCAACTATGCCAACCCGCGGCTCCTTTGCCAGAGTTGCTAACTATATACCCAACTTGACATGGATATAATACACGCTGTATACTCGCTGTAGCAGTCGTAGACCCTGCGTCACCATCAAGACGCGGAACAGTCCTATAGGCTTTGAGCCACCCATTGACCCACTTAGTTGGGCATTGGGTGGCTTTTCTGTTTTTACACCCACATGGCAGCAGCGTTCTGGGACATCAAGGGGCGGGAACGGGAAGCACTGGCGAACTTGGGCGCGGGTGACGCGCTCAGGGCCGCTTCTGCTGCCGATACGTCACGCCGCGCCGGTCGCCTGCCCGTTGCCACCGACAACACCGGTAGCGGCTCCTTCACCTTCACGCAAGGCGGCTTCTCTTGGGGATACAACACCGGCCCGGTCGATTGGACCCGCTACGCCGGTTGTATCGAGCGGAACAGCATCGTAAACGCCTGCCTAGTGTGGCTGCGAACCGCGTTTTCTCTGGCTCCTCTGTCCGTGGTGCGGCGCATGGAAGGCGACACGGAGCGGGACACCGAATCCCAGCCGATTACCGATCACCCCGCGCTCTACCTCCTCCGTAACCCTTCTGTCGAAATGACCGCCGTGGAGTGGATGGCGAATATCCTCACCGACATCTACACCCGCGGGAAGGGCCATTCCTACGCCTACATCGTGGTGGATGAGAACAGCGAACCACTGGAGATTCAGTACCTGGAACCGTGGCGCGTCACCCCCAAGAGCCGCGCCAAAGAACGATACGCCTACTACGAGTACCAGCCGCCGCAGGGGGAGAAGATCGATTTGCAGCCGAAAGAAGTGCTGCACTTTCGGTATGGTTTGTGGCCGCTGGAGGCGGTGCTGCCGGAGATTGCGGTAGATAGCAAGGCAACCGAGTGGCTGTGGAACCTGATGACGGGCGGCGGCGCACCTCCCGGCGTCATCGGCCCTGCCGCGACGGACGGCGACGGGACGCTTGCCCGGATCACGCCCGATGATGCTGATTTCCTCCGAAAGCAACTTGCCGAGAAGAAGCCCGGCGAAGTGCTCATCATGCCCGTGGGGTTTCGGTACGAGAAGACCGGCCTTTCCCCGAAAGATATGGAAACGGGCAGTCTCCAGACCAAGGCGGAGGAACGCATCGCCTCCGCTTTCAACCTCCCTCCGGTCGTCGCCGGTCTCGGCGCCGGTCTTGCTCACGGCACATTCTCCAACTACGAACAGGCCGTTGACAGCGCCTGGCAGGATGGCGTGATCCCGTTCGGCAAGATCGTGGAGTCCGAACTCACTGCGAAGTTGCTCCCCCTCTACAATGGAGGCGTGGCTCCGACCGACGAGCGGGTAGCGTTCGATTACTCCGCGGTTCCGGCGTTGCAGGATAACCGGGACGCGGAAGCGGATCGTGCCAAGACACTTGCCGAGGCCGCGCAAACCTATGTCAACGCCGGGTTCACGCCGGAGTCTGCGCGGGATGCCCTGAACTTGCCGCAGGAGTTGGTAGCGGCGACTGTGGAGGCGCCGATGCCCGCGGACCAGACACAGCCGGGTGCCGTCGCTCCTTCTTCCCGCTCCCTCCCCCTCCGCAAAACCGACCCCGACCAGACCGGCGCCCTGTATGCCGCTGCAGACGCCTACCGCCGCCGCTTCGAGGCGCGGGAAGCCGATGCCGTAGAGCAGATGGCGAAGGCGTGGCGGGTGGTCGAAGCCGACCTGAAAGAACGACAGGACGCCCTTATCCTCCGCATTCGGGCGGCGCAGGCGGCGGGTGAGACCATTACCCCCTCGTGGCTACAGCGACAAGAGCGGTACCGGGCGCTGCTTGCCCAGACGCAGGAGATCATCGCGGGTCTGAGCGATACCGCCGCTCCCATGCTGGCCGATATGCAGCAGGCGCAGGCCGAGGACGGGGCGAAGGCCGCTGAATCGTTCGCCCGGGCCGCGTTGGGACCGGTGCCTGCCGGTGTGACCGCCCCGCAATGGAATGCGGTCCCGCATGGGCAGGTAGAGGCTCTGGTAGGGTTCCTCGGCGACGGCACGAAGCTGACGGACTATTTCCCGAAACTTGGCGTGGAAACGGCGGAACGGTTCCGTGATGCCCTGATCGCTGCCGTGGGGCGTGGCGCGGGTGCCGCCGAGATTGCCCGCGAGTTGGAAGGCGCGACAGGCTGGAGCAAGGCCCGCGCCATGACCACCGCCCGAACCGAACCCCTTCGCGCCGCTCGGGAAGCCGCGCGCCTCTCCTACCTCGCCAACAGCGACATCGTGACCTGCTATACCCGGCTGTCTGCCGCCGACACCCGGACGTGTCCCGCCTGCTGGGCGCGGCACGGCGAGGAGTACGGCAGCAACCGCATCATGCCGACTCATCCGCAATGTAGATGCGTACTTGTGGCCCGAACAAAAACATGGGCCGAGATCACGGGCGATAACTCGTTGCCGGATACCCGCCCGGTGATCGAACCCGGCCCCGTCCTCTTTGCCCGCCTTTCCGAACAGCAACAGCGGGAAGTGCTGGGCGGGCACGGCTACGATTTGTATCGCGGCGGGGCGGCGCTGTCGGAGTTTGCGCGGGAAACGGTTGACCAACGATTCGGGCCGACACTGGTGGCGGTGACGCCGGGAGGGAATGGCTGATGGTGGGAGATACGCAGAGAGTGGGCAACTTTACCCGATGGGCGATCCGGCAGTCCCTGGGCACGAAGCGGGGCGACGTGGTTATCACGCTCATCGAAGACGGGTTGTTTGAGGCGGTGCAATCCTTGGCGCGGCGGGAGTACGCGCAATTCTGGGCGCTGCTCCCGCAGGCGGTTAAGAACGCGATCGCTGCCCGGTTGCCGGAGGGGATGCTGTGAGAGATGGGACATTGATAAGGCTCGGCGGGTCGGTGAAGG